AAGGCTTGTTGCCCTGCGTTAGACTGCATCCTTTGTGTTTCGGCAGGACTAAGAAGTTGCGAGTAGTCTGGTTGCTGACCAAATAAGGTAGATAGATCAATTGCCATGTTTTATCCTAGTAAAGAATTTGGATTTCTTGCTCTCTGTAGAGCTAATAAATTGTATAAACCTGAGTAATCTACTGCGCCTTGTGGCATCTGTGTTCTACCGCCCATCTGCATTTGTGGCATCTGTTGTTGCTGTGGTTGTTGTCTACCACCTAGTAAACCACTTGCTGCTCTGAGTCCTTGTAAGGCTTGACCAGGCGTTAAATTAAAACTGCTTGGTGCTGCAAGTATGTCTGAACCAGATGATGTAACTATATTACCATTAGCATCTAAAATAATATCGCCTAGTTCGCCAGGAATAATGGTTGCTTGTGGTGCTTCACCGCCACCATAAAAACCGCCTGGTTGTGCCTCTACATCATAAGCATAAGAACCACCTGTTGCAGTTCCGCCTAATGTTTCTGTGCCAAATGGTAATCCTGTATTTGCTGCTGATCCCATTCCTGCTGTAGTTCCACCTTCGGCTAAAGCTGCTGCATCTAATAATGATGCTGCCTCTGTTGCTTGGGCTGCTGCTGCGCCTGCTGCTGCTGCTTCTGCTGTGGTTGCTCCTGCTGCTACGGCTGCGTTTGCTGCTTGTGTATAAGCGTATGTACCTGCTGCTGTTAAGCCAACAGTTACCCATCCACCAGGTATTTCATTGCCGACAAACTTATCTACATCAGCTAATCCTTGCCCTATAGGTTGTACAACGGATTTTTCAATATCTTCTACGACTCCACCGCACATAATTAATCCTTTAAGTGTTTGACTGTATTAAAGCCAACAGTTTTATAACCTAGTCTTTCATAAAACTGTCTGGTTTTATCCATGTCTACTGCTGTTGTCTGTCCTAAATGCAGATCATCTGCACCCATATCTTTAGCCCATGTTTCTAGTGATTTTACTAGTTTAAGTGCTGCTCTACTACCTCGATACTCAGGTAATACAAAGAACCCTAAATCGCTTACTCGCTTACGATTACTAAAAAAGTATTCATGCGATAGACCAGATATAAACCCAACAATTCTGTTGTGTTCTATTGCGATAAAACCTACTGCATTAGGGTTCTTAAATAATTTTAGAATCTTGTGCTTCTCAGGTATTGCGTAAGAAAACTCTGCCTCGGCTACCATTTTGGTAACTAGTTCAAAAAACTCCTCTAAACAATGTAGGGTTAGTTTTTCTACTATCAGAAGAAACCACCGCCTAATAATCCACCGAGTCCTGCACCGCCTAATGCACCATAAGTTCCACCAATTTGATCTGGAAACGCTTGACCTAATGCGTAACCGCCTAGACCGCCTGCAATAGCACCGCCAAGAACTCCTGCACCACGATTCTGATAGGTAGGTGCATTTTGTGTAGTCGTTCCAAATTGTCCTAATGGAGTGCCATAGACAGACGATAGATACCCTTGGAGTTGTTGATAGGGTAACTGTTGCCCAAATTGGTAACGAGCCAATTGCTCTTGTAGAGGCTGTGCTGCGATAGCCTCTTGTTGTGCGCCAACTTGACCTAATGCTTGAGAAGGCAAAAACTGTTGACCATAGAACTGAGGTGCTGCGCCAGCTAACTGAGCTTGGGCTAACTGAGCCTGTTGTTGCAGTCCTCTTTCCTGTTGGTACTGTGATCCTGCAATATTGGATGTGATATCCCCTAGAGAACGCCCATAAGCCTCTGTAGCCGTTCCTAATGCTCTTTCCATACTACCGCTACCCAAACGACCAGACTTGCTGTAAAGGCTCGATATGCCTGGCAAAACGGATTGACTAAATTGTTGGGTTAGTGGGCGAGTAGCTGCCTCCATCATCGCTTGTTGATAAGGATTCGCATTTAAGAATCCACCAGCAGCCGTTTGTCCGACTTGACCTAAAGATGACTGATAAGCCTGTTGAGCCTGTTGTAGAACAGGGCTTTGCTGACGAGCTAATGCCTCTTGTTGAGCAATAGACTCAGTAGTCGCAGCCGATGGACTTACATAAGTCTGACCAGGAAAGAATTGTGGTTGCTGTCCTGTTAAAAATAGATTTTGCGCCCTCTCTAAACCTTGGGTAAGGTATGGGAGTAACGCTGGATCAATTTGCGAGCTAGTGGTAGTTGTTGCCATAGTTTTATCCTACGATGATGTATTTATAAGTTTTGCTTGCTGTGTTATTAGAAAAATGCGTAAGTGTTGCGCTTCCATTTGTTTGTGCGCTGACATAAACATTGTCCATTGCATTAGGAGCTACATATTGCATTGTTGCTATAACAGATGGTGTTGCTGGTCTTGTTGGGCTAGATTGTGCTGCTGTTTGTTCTAATGTAACCCCTATATTTTCTGTTCGCCATACAATTTCTACATAATCATTTACTGCAAGTTCTACAAAGTAATTTATAGCTGCAATAACATGACCAAAAATACTTGCGCTTTTTCTTGCTGGTACAGTAAACATACTGTTTGATGCTGTAATATTAGTGCCATTTTTTCTAAACCAAATATCTACATCATGCTGTGCATTATCTGTATTTTCTAACTGTACGCTAAATTGCAAATTGTAGATACCAGCATTTCTTACATTTAAACGACTACTATTTGATAAATAAACACCATTAGAAAAATCTGTGGTGTTAAATGTCATTGGATATGCAACTGTAGTGCTTGCTGCTGTTTGGTCTGTAGAGTCTTGAAACGATCCATAAGGTGCAGTATCAGCAAAAGCAGCAGCCGAACTAGGTGCTAATAAAATTATAGAATCTATACCAATACGAGCATCTGTAATGGTTGTTGTTGTTACATTTCCTGTTGCTAAGGTTACAGAGCCTGTATTGTTGGTCTTACCATTCATAATCCCATTGACTACTTCGGCAACACCCCTTTGGTCTGATCCAAACGGAGGTAAAACTCGAAACATTATCTAGTTCCCAATTGGTTTAACTCAACATCTATACCAACTACAGAAGTCCAACTACCTGTAGGTGTTAATTGTAGACGATGATACCTTCCAACACCACGCACAGACACTCTATTTTCTGCATCTGCTGCTGTTTGTGTGCCAAATACTGTGGACTCTGTTAAAAGTCTGCGAGATAGCAAAGCTACGCTACCAGAGCCATTTTCTACAGTAGGTTTTACTAATGTAATAGATGAGGTTGTGCCTGGTGTTTCTATATCGCCTGTTTCTATGTAAGCAGTAGCATTAGCACCTGTAAAAGTAACAATCTTTGCACCATCTACACCAGCTAACTGTAACTTGCCACCTAACCAAAGTCTGCTATCAAATGAGGTTGTAATTGTGTCTACATTCCCATAGACATCTAAGCCTTCTAAAGTAACCGCAGGGGTAGATGTAGATGCAATTCTATCTGCTGTAGTTGTTCCGCTAGTCCAACGCTGAGTTTGATAGTTATAAATTAAAAGACTGTCTACAGTAGCAGAGCTAACAGAGGCATATGCCCAAATAATTAGTTTCTTTGTTGGGTCTACCGCAGCAGACATAAGGTATAAAGTACCTTCATCTACATTATCAAAGAAAAACCTGTTTACTTTCTCGTTACCAATTGGAACTACATTTTGTCCATCGCAGGCATAAAAACCATCATCGCCTAAGAAGAATGTAGTACCGCCATACTGTATAACTGTGTTTGCCTCATAGCACCCTAAGTTTCTACTAATGTTGTCAAACTGAAACACTAAAGGGCTGCCAACATATACCATGCGATGTATAGAACGATCCATTAATATAAGACCATACTCACCGCCTGTAACACCGACTACAGAACCTCCGTCTGGAATATCCTGAAAGTCTGCTTGAGTTGTTGCTGATGCTGTCCAAGAGGACTCATCTCCCAATGCTGACCATTGCACTCTGTTTGGATAACTAGATTGATAGCCTGATACTACAAAGTCTCTTACTACTGTTACATATCTTGCTTCTGGTGCATCTGCTGCAAGGTTTGCAAACAAAGAAGAACTATTTAAGTTAAATCCCTGTAATTTATCAAAACCATTAGCTGCAACAATGACATTACCAAACTGCGTAAATCTAAAACGCTGATCTGTAGGAGTTGTATAGTTTCCTGATTTAGACACATTGTCTAAAGACAAATCGCCAGAATCTAACTTAAATAACTTTGTAGAGCCACCAGCAAATACAGTTGTAGCTCCTGCCGTTGTTTTGCCTGCAACAACATTGTTTAGGTTTTCAGATGCAGATGCCGAGTAATCTACTACTGTAGGCAAAGCACCATAACCTACCATTTTAGAGTAAACATTCTCTGCTCTCCTGAGACCATTGGTAATGCTTGGTTGGTCAGGAGTCCACTCTCCGAATGTGATTCGACTTATTGCCATGTAGAAGTTCCAATATTCTTATCTGTCCAAGTGCTTGAGTCTATGCTTGTTGGTGTCCATGTTGCAGAACCAATAGTTTCTAATGTCCATGTACCTGCACCGCCAGTTGCTAAAGTATAGGTTGCTGAACCAATGTTTTCTTCTGTCCACTCATCACCTAATACATTGCCACTTGCTACTACTGTTCCATTTGCTACGATAACACCGCTTGCAGAGTAAATGGCTTGTGCTTGTGCATCTACATTAGCATTAGCAATAATGATGCCTTCACCAGCATACTGTGCATTGCCATTACCTGTTACTGTGGCTGTTCCTGCTATTTCTGCAACAGATGTTCTAACTCGAATAGCATCAGACTCCGCACTTGCATTGCCTGTGATTGTCGCATCACCTGTTCTAACTCTAATGCCTATACTTTCCACGCTTGCTTCTACAGTAACAAAAGCAGATGCCGATCCTATAATTTCAATTGCTGTCGCATCAACTGT